CGTTTACTCGAGGCCGGAGAATCAAGACAGCGTATTGCACTGATTTTTGATGTAGGCGTTTCTACCATTTATCGAAAATTTCCGGCAAATAAGAACAATAAATCTCCCTGAATCAGCTTTATTTTGATTATCCCTGAAAGCAGACAAATACCGTCATTTTGTGTGAATAACGGTACAACTGCGCTTAGCTGTTTGTCAGGCACAATCACTTCAACATAGGGCGAAGCCTAATCCAATCAGGAGGTTCGCCACTATGGCTCAGGATTACCACCACGGGGTGCGCGTTGTTGAAGTCAACGAAGGCACCCGATCCATTACCACGGTGAGCACCGCCATCGTGGGTATGGTCTGCACGGGCGATGATGCCGATGCAAAAATGTTTCCTCTTAATAAACCCGTGCTGATCACTGATGTGCTGACTGCCAGCGGTAAAGCGGGTGAGTCAGGCACGCTGGCCCGTTCGCTGGATGCCATCGCTGACCAGGCAAAACCCGTGACCGTTGTTGTGCGTGTGCCGCAGGGTGAAACGGAAGAAGAAACCACGACCAATATCATCGGCGCAGTGACCGCTGAAGGTAAAAAAACAGGCATGAAAGCCCTGTTATCTGCCCAGTCACAGCTTGGCGTTAAACCGCGCATTCTCGGCGTGCCAGGCCACGACACCAAGGCGGTAGCTACTGAGTTGCTGAGCGTGGCGCAAAGCCTGCGTGGATTTGCTTACCTGTCAGCGTATGGCTGCAAGACGGTACAGGAGGCGATCACTTACCGTGAAAACTTCAGCCAGCGCGAAGGGATGCTGATCTGGCCTGACTTTACTGGCTGGGACACTGTGCTGAATGCCGAAGCAACGGCATATGCCACCGCCCGTGCGCTTGGTCTGCGCGCCAAAATTGACGAGCAGACCGGATGGCACAAAAGCCTGTCCAACGTGGGCGTGAACGGTGTCACCGGAATTTCTGCTGATGTGTTCTGGGATCTGCAGGACCCGGCAACCGATGCGGGACTGCTGAACCAGAACGACGTCACCACGCTTGTGCGTAAAGACGGTTTCCGCTTCTGGGGTTCCCGCTGCCTGAGTGATGACCCGCTCTTTGCCTTCGAAAACTACACCCGCACGGCGCAGGTGCTGACGGACACGATGGCAGAAGCGCACATGTGGGCGGTGGATAAACCGCTGAATCCGTCGCTGGCCCGCGACATTATCGAGGGTATCCGCGCCAAAATGCGCAGCCTGGTCAGTCAGGGCTATCTCATTGGTGGTGATTGCTGGCTGGATGAGTCGGTGAACGACAAAGACACGCTGAAAGCCGGAAAACTCACCATCGACTACGACTACACGCCAGTGCCGCCACTTGAAAACCTGATGCTGCGTCAGCGCATCACCGATCAGTACCTGGTGAATTTCTCCAGCCAGGTCAGCGCGTAAGGGGACAACATGGCTTTACCACGCAAATTAAAACACCTGAACCTGTTTAATGACGGGAACAACTGGCAGGGGATCGTTGAGTCGCTGACGCTGCCGAAATTTACCCGCAAATATGAGAAGTATCGCGGCGGCGGAATGCCGGGTGCAGTGGATGTGGATCTGGGGCTGGATGACGGCGCACTGGATACGGAATTTTCCATTGGTGGTACTGAGCTGCTGCTGTTTAAGCAGATGGGCAAAGCCACGGTGGATGGCATCCAGCTGCGCTTTACCGGCTCTATTCAGCGTGATGATACCGGGGAAGTGCAGGCCGTGGAGCTTGTGGTGCGTGGACGTCACAAAGAAGTGGATTCCGGCGAGTGGAAGACGGGCGAAAGCAACACCACCAAAGTGACCAGTACCAACAGCTACGCGAAGCTGACCATCAATGGTGAGGTGCTCTATGAAGTGGACCTGATCAACATGGTGGAAATTGTGGACGGTGTGGACCTGATGGAAGCGCACCGTAACGCCCTCGGCCTCTGATGTATCTGAACGGCGTGGGATACCGCGCCAGAACCCAATTTACAGGACAGCAAAATGAGCGATAAGAAGACTGAAAAGACCATTCAACTGGATACTCCCATCAAGCGCGGAAAAACGGAAATCACCGAAATTGTGCTGCGTAAACCGCAGTCCGGTGCGCTGCGCGGTACACGCCTGCAGGCCATTATGGATATGGATGTGAACGCGATGATGACCGTGATCCCCCGCATCTCCAGCCCGGCACTGACTGCACAGGAAATTGCAGAGATGGACCCGGCAGATCTCACTGCCATGTCGGTTGAGGTTGTCACTTTTTTGTTGAAGAAGTCGGTGCTTGCCGGTTTACCGACAGCCTGACGGTTGACGATCTGGTGGCAGATATCGCCACCATTTTTCACTGGCCGCCATCCGTTACTGACGTTATGCCGCTGACCGAAGTGCTGGAATGGCGGTATAAAGCGATTCAGAGAAGCGGGGCCAACGATGAGTGATAACAACCTGCGTCTGCAGGTCATTCTTAATGCGGTTGACAAGCTCACCCGCCCATTTCGATCTGCGCAGGCCAGTTCAAGAGAACTGGCTGCTGCTGTCAAAAAATCCCGCGATGCAATAAAGCAGCTTGATCAGGCCGGGAGCAGTCTGGACAGCTTCCGAAAGCTGCAGGCAGAAAATCAGAAATTAGGCGACAGGCTGAACTATGCCCGCCAGCGTGCAAATTTGCTCAGTCAGGAACTGGGAGCGATGGGGCCGCCTTCGCAACGTCAGGTTGTTGCTCTGGGCCGTCAACGGCTGGCTGTTCAGCGCCTGGAAGAACGCCAGAAAAAGCTGCAGCAGCAGACGGCGCTTGTGCGTGCTGAACTGTACCGGGCGGGAATTTCTGCGAAAGATGATGCGGGAGCAACTGCCCGTTTAGCCCGTGAAACATCACGTTATAACCAGGAACTGTCGAAACAGGAGGCGCGGCTGAAGCGACTGGGGGAAGCTCAGCGCAGGATGAATGTGGCGCGTGCCAGTTATGCCCGTTCGCTGGAGGTGCGCGATCGCATCGCAGGAGCCGGAGCCACCACCACGGCGGCAGGGCTGGCAATGGGGACGCCAGTGATGGCGGCAGTAAAAAGCTATACCAGCATGGAAGATGCCATGAAAGGTGTGGCAAAGCAGGTCAATGGTCTGCGTGACGATAATGGCAACCGCACTGCACGTTTTTATGAAATGCAGGATGCCATCAAGGCTGCCAGCGAACAGTTGCCGATGGAAAACGGTGCGGTAGACTTCGCTGCACTGGTTGAAGGTGGTGCGCGCATGAACGTCGCAAACCCTGACGACAGCTGGGAAGACCAGAAACGTGACCTGCTGGCCTTCGCCAGTACGGCAGCAAAGGCGGCAACAGCCTTTGAGCTGCCAGCGGATGAACTGTCAGAAAGTCTGGGGAAAATCGCCCAGCTCTACAAAATCCCTACCCGCAATATTGAACAGCTCGGTGATGCGCTGAACTATCTGGATGATAACGCCATGTCGAAAGGGGCAGACATTATTGATGTCATGCAACGTCTGGGCGGTGTGGCTGACCGTCTGGATTATCGTAAAGCGGCGGCGCTGGGTTCCACCTTTCTGACACTGGGCGCTGCGCCGGAGGTTGCAGCCAGTGCAGCAAACGCGATAGTGCGTGAATTGTCCATTGCCACCATGCAAAGCAAGAGTTTCTTTGAAGGGATGAATCTGCTGAAACTCAATCCTGAAGTTATTGAAAAGCAGATGACGAAGGATGCGATGGGAACTATCCAGCGTGTGCTGGAGAAGGTGAACGCACTGCCGCAGGACAAGCGTCTGTCTGCCATGACCATGTTGTTTGGTAAAGAGTTTGGCGATGACGCGGCGAAACTGGCAAACAACCTGCCGGAACTGCAGCGCCAGCTAAAACTGACAGCGGGCAATGATGCGCTCGGCTCCATGCAGAAAGAATCCGACATTAACAAGGACTCACTTTCTGCGCAGTGGTTGCTGGTCAAAACCGGAGCGCAGAACACCTTCAGCAGCCTGGGCGAAACGCTGCGCCAGCCGCTGATGGATATTCTGTACATGGTGAAAAGCGTCACGGGAGCATCGCGTCGTTGGGTGGAAGCTAACCCGGAACTGACGGGCACACTGATGAAAGTAGCCGCTGTGGTGGCTGCCGTTACCGTGGGCCTCGGCACCTTAGCGGTGGCGCTGGCTGCAGTGCTGGGGCCGCTGGCAGTCATCCGTCTGGGGTTCTCTGTGCTGGGTATCAAAACGTTACCTTCCGTTACGGCAGCAGTAACCCGAACTAGCAGCGCGTTGTCCTGGCTGGCTGGCGCACCACTGGCACTGCTGCGACGCGGGCTTGCTTCATCGGGCAACGCTGCGGGTTTACTTACTGCGCCGTTGTCGTCTTTGCGCCGCACGGCATCACTGACGGGGAATGTCCTGAAAACTGTAGCAGGTGCGCCGGTTGCACTTTTGCGGTCTGGATTATCCGGTTTACGTGCTGTTGCTGTGATGTTTATGAATCCACTGGCAGCACTACGCGGTGGGCTGGCTGCCGCAGGCGCGGTGCTGCGTGTGCTCGCATCCGGCCCGCTGGCGATGTTGCGCATTGCCCTGTATGCCGTATCTGGTCTGTTAGGTGCTCTGCTCAGTCCGATAGGTCTTGTGGTTACTGCACTGGCGGGCGTGGCGCTGGTTGTCTGGAAATACTGGCAACCCATCACCGCATTTCTCGGTGGCGTGGTGGAAGGATTCAAAGCGGCGGCAGGTCCCATCAGTGCAGCATTCGAACCACTTAAGCCTGTGTTTCAGTGGATTGGCGACAAAGTGCAGGCGTTGTGGGGCTGGTTTACTGATCTGCTGACGCCCGTTAAGTCGACCTCTGCCGAACTGCAGAGCGCAGCGGCAATGGGGCGACGATTCGGGGAGGCACTGGCGGAAGGGCTGAATATGGTCATGCATCCGCTGGACTCCCTGAAATCCGGCGTTTCCTGGTTGCTGGAGAAACTCGGTATTGTCAGTAAAGAGGCTGCAAAGGCGAAACTGCCGGAAAGCGTGACGCGTCAGCAACCTGCGACGGTGAATGCAGACGGTAAAGTGATGATGCCATCAGGTGGTTTCCCATCATGGGGATATGGTTTTGCGGGGATGTATGACAGCGGTGGGTATATCCCGCGCGGGCAGTTTGGCATTGTCGGTGAAAACGGGCCTGAAATTGTCAACGGCCCGGCAAACGTGACCAGCCGGAGAAATACAGCTGCACTGGCTGCCGTTGTTGCCGGAATGATGGGTGTTGCTGCCGCGCCAGCAGAGCTTCCACCGTTGCACCCTTTGGCATTTCCCGCGAAAGGCGGTGAAGCGATGGTGAGTCGCGCAGCCACTGTGTCGCCCGTTCAACGGATTGAGGCACCGACGCAGATCATCATTCAGACGCAGCCAGGACAAAGTGTGCAGGATATTGCGCGGGAGGTGGCCCGCCAGCTTGATGAACGTGAACGCAGGCTGAAGGCAAAAGCCAGGAGTAACTACAGCGATCAGGGGGGATACGACGCATGATGATGGTGCTGGGATTGTACGTGTTTATGCTGCGCACTGTGCCGTATCAGGAACTGCTGTATCAACGCAGCTGGCGACATGCGGCAAACAGCCGGGTCAACCGACGTCCATCCACGCAGTTTCTGGGACCGGACAACGACATGCTGACGCTTTCTGGTGTTCTTATGCCGGAGATAACGGGCGGCAGACTGTCGTTGCTGGCTCTGGAGCAGATGGCAGAACAGGGAAAAGCATGGCCCCTGATTGAAGGCAGCGGCACGATTTACGGCATGTATGTGATTGAGGGACTGAATCAGACTAAAACGGAGTTTTTCCGCGATGGTATGCCGCGCCGGATTGAGTTCACCCTGTCGCTCAAACGGGTGGATGAATCCCTGTCCGATATGTTCGGTGATCTCAGTGCGCAGCTGAATAATTTGCAGGATACGGTAACGTCTGCCTTAAGCGATATCAGTAAAACGGTGGGAGGGCTGCTGTCGTGAATTTCAGCTCTGAACTGCTTAACAAAGGCAACAAAACTCCCGCATTCAGCATCAGTATTGAGGGGAAGGATATCACCACTGTGCTGGATAACCGCCTGATGAGTCTGACGCTGACGGACAATCGGGGCTTTGAAGCAGACCAGCTTGATTTGGAGCTGGACGACGCCGACGGAAAAATCGTGCTGCCGCGCCGTGGGGCTGTCATTACGCTGGCGTTGGGCTGGAAGGGGCAGCCGCTTTTCCCGAAAGGAGCATTCACGGTGGACGAGATTGAACACACTGGCGCACCGGACCGCCTGACTATCCGGGCGCGAAGTGCTGATTTTCGTGAAACCCTGAATACCCGCCGTGAAAAATCGTGGCACAAGACCACCGTTGGGGAAGTGGTGAAGGAAATAGCTGCGCGGCACAAACTGAAGATGGCATTGGGTGAAGACCTGTCGGATAAACCCGTGGAGCATATAGACCAGACCAATGAGAGTGACGGCAGTTTTCTGATGCGGCTGGCGCGCCAGTACGGTGCTATTGCGTCGGTGAAAAATGGCAATCTGTTATTCATCCGGCAGGGACAGGGTAAAAGCGCCAGCGGTAAACCACTGCCGGTGATCACTATCACACGGAAGGACGGCGACAGTCACCGCTTTACCCTGGCAGATCGCGGAGCCTACACGGGCGTAATTGCCAGCTGGTTGCATACCCGCGAACCCGCGAAGAAAGAAAGCACCACGGTGAAGCGTAAGCGCAGGACTAAGAAGCAGAAGAAAGAGCCGGAAGCGAAGCAGGGCGATTACCTGGTGGGGACGGATGAAAACGTGCTGGTACTTAATCGCACTTATGCCAACCGGAGCAACGCCGAACGAGCGGCGAAAATGCAGTGGGAACGCTTGCAACGCGGCGTTGCGTCATTCTCGCTACAACTGGCGGAAGGTCGGGCAGATCTCTACACGGAAATGCCTGTGAAGGTCAGTGGCTTTAAACAGCCGATAGATGATGCGGAATGGACCATTACCACCCTGACACATACTGTCAGCCCGGATAATGGTTTTACGACCAGTCTGGAGCTTGAAGTGAGGATTGATGATTTCGAAATGGAATGATTCTTCGCAATGGAGAACTTTTAAGTTTGCAAAATGGAATAATGCGGTATCATTATTGTGAATTTAGCAAAAATGGGGAGAGCTCGAAAAATGATGATTTGCCCACTGTGTGGAAGTGCCGCCCATACTCGCAGCAGTTTTCAGGTATCTTCATTGACCAAAGAGCGTTACAACCAGTGCCAGAACATTAACTGCAGCCATACTTTTGTTACCCATGAAACTTTTGTTCGTTCGATTGCAACGCCAAAAGAGTCAAATCCGGTTCAGCCGCATCCAATGAAATCAGGACAGGTGGCGCTCTCTCTTTGACGCTGCCGCCATTTTGTCGCCATCGTTAAAAAACAGTGTTTCTAACATCATGATTTTAAACAGCTTAAATTTCAGGCAACAAAAAACCCATTAACCTTGCTCCAGCCGATCTACCGAAAGAGGGCGGAAGGTATGACCTGCCTATTGCTGTTGCGCTTCTGGCCGCGTCTGAGCAGCTTACAGCGTCGAATCTTGAGGCATATGAGCTGGTGGGTGAGTTAGCGCTTACAGGCGCATTACGCGGCGTTCCTGGCGCAATATCAAGTGCAACGGAAGCCATCAGGGCCGGCAGAAATATTATCGTCGCAACAGAGAACACGGCGGAGGTTGGGCTTATCAGCAAAGAAGGATGTTTTATCGCCGATCATCTACAAACCGTCTGCGCCTTTCTGGAAGGGAAACACGCCCTGGAAAGACCTTTAGCTCAGGATATGGCATCGTCTACCGCAACTGCCGATCTTCGCGATGTGATCGGTCAGGAGCAGGGTAAACGCGGCCTGGAGATTACAGCGGCAGGGGGACATAATCTGCTATTGATCGGCCCGCCGGGTACGGGTAAAACCATGCTGGCCAGTCGACTGAGCGGGATTCTTCCACCATTAAGCAATGAAGAGGCGTTGGAAAGCGCCGCGATCCTCAGTCTGGTTAATGCCGATACGGTACAAAAACGATGGCAGCAACGTCCCTTTCGCTCACCTCATCATAGCACCTCACTTACTGCTATGGTCGGCGGCGGCGCAATACCCGCCCCGGGAGAGATATCGCTGGCGCACAACGGAATTTTGTTCCTTGATGAATTGCCTGAATTTGAACGACGCACACTGGATGCGCTACGTGAACCTATAGAATCCGGTCAAATTCATTTATCCCGTACCAGAGCGAAAATAACGTACCCTGCCAGGTTCCAGTTAATCGCCGCAATGAATCCCAGCCCGACCGGACATTATCAGGGAAACCATAATCGCTGCACGCCAGAACAGACACTACGTTACCTTAATCGGTTGTCAGGCCCGTTTCTTGATCGTTTTGACCTTTCGCTTGAGATACCGCTTCCTCCGCCCGGGATTCTTAGCCAACACGCCTCAAAGGGTGAGAGCAGCGCTACGGTAAAAAAGCGGGTCATCGCCGCCCATAAACGGCAGTACCGACGCCAGAAGAAGTTAAACGCGCGTCTGGAGGGTCGCGAAATCCAAAAATATTGTGTTTTACATCACGATGACGCCCGCTGGCTTGAAGACACGCTGGTGCATCTTGGATTATCCATTCGCGCCTGGCAGCGTTTACTAAAAGTTGCCAGAACCATTGCCGACATAGAACTGGCTGACCAGATCTCGCGTCAGCATTTGCAGGAGGCGGTAAGCTATCGGGCGATAGACAGGTTGTTAATTCATTTGCAAAAGCTGTTGGCGTAAAAAAAGGGCATTACGCCCTTTTTATTGTCTATGGAAAACCCCCAGCTAGGCTGGGGGTTCCGGAAAGCTTTCAGCTTTAAGCCAGTTATTAAAACCCCTTTTGATTTGTTAAAACATCTTGCGGTCTGGC